CTTAGTTATTATGAGGTTTGTTAAGATGCTGTCTGAAATAAAAATTATCCTTGGTAATAATTCTTTTTCATTCCAGTCATCTAGGGGAATTGATATGCCTTTAACGACATTAATATTCATCGTTTGGGTCTGGTATGAAATTGTCTAAATTTAATAATATCCTTAGTTCTTCATCAGTTGTTTTTTCTAATGTATTTTTAATCTGATTAATCAATTGACTAAAATCTAATTTAGTAACGGCATCGACAATAGTACTCACAGTTGGTTTCAAATCATACTCTGGATTTAAATGTTGTTTTGCATTTACAAAATATGATTCATCAACCAAATTGGAGGCTCCAAAGTCAGCTGATTCTAACAATTGTTTAGTAAACATTTCCCAGTCAATTTCTATATCTTTATCTTGTGGAATATCGGGAATTGTTATCTTATCCACTGGGTTAACCGGAATTGTCTTCAATCTTCTCTCTATATTTTTAATAATTATTTTTTTTTCAACAGCATGAATCACATCTCTTAACTCCCTTGAATTAGTTTTTGTGTCTTCTAATAGTTCATAATAACCTGAAAGTTTTCTGTAATATTCTAATATTTGGAGATATTTATATCTTTTTTCAGGGGATTCTCCCATTTGTGTCCATAAATAATTTATTCCGCTACAATAATTACCTTTGAATGCGGACCATGCTAATAGTAAGAATGCTTCTCTTATTAATTTTGGTTTAACACTTAAAGTTATGTGATCTAATTGGGATTCATCGGCTGATAATTTAATTAATTCATTTTGTGTTATTAAGAATGGATTATAGCCATAATCATATAATTGGAAATATTTAAAGATAAAAGTTCTGATTATCTTTAATGGATGGAATTTTGAAATATCTTGAAGTAATTCCATATTGTCAAATGTAAAGGGAATCTGAATAACTTCTCTATTTGATGATTGTAAATCATCTAAATGTATTCTTCTAAACTCATATAATTTGTTATTGCAATAACCTAGATCATCAGTTGAATAAGTGACGTAGACCGGTATCTTATATTTGGTTTCGGTTTTAATTTTTCTTTTGTATTTTTTGGAAAACCATTGTGGTAAGTTATGACAGGATATATATATTTCTGTCTTCAAACCATATAGTGACAATAGTGTTCCATATAATTTGAATTCTTCTACAGTGGTATAATCCCTCCATAATTTGATGGTAAATTGCCATAAATCACTGGTATTTTTAAATAATATAGAAATACTATTTGGAATTTCTCGATAGGGATATATAGTTACATTGTCCTTATTGATTATTTTTGTGTAAGTTTTAATTAAGGATTTATATACAGGATTGGATTCAGGAGAAAGTTCAGAATCGTAAATGTTTTTACCAGTTAATGTTATAATTAAATAGATCTGATAAGGTAAAATTGTTCCTGATACTGGATATGCAATTTGCATATTGATGTCTTCCCTCAATAAAATTTCCTGGATTACATTAAAGTCGGTGTAAATATTGTTCAATCTGATGCTCAGTGGAATATTATTATCTATAAAATATGATAAAGTTGATTGTATATTATCAGTATTTTTTTCAATATTTGATATATCAATGTGGATCCAATCATATTTTGTTGCAAACTCCAGTGTTTTACTGTCATATATGTTGTAATCGGATTTGATTTTTATCCCGATTGTGGAACCATTGATGGTAAATTGATCCTCTTTGGAAAATCCTGTTATTGTTAAATTCAATGATGTTGCCGCTAGATAGCCGTCGCCTCTACCAGAACAGATATCACAAATAGAGGTGTCAATTGATATAATTCCTTTATCTAACAATAACTTAAATAGACCATATTGTGCGACATATGAATCTGATCCTGTTGGACTCCAAAAAGTAATGGGGTCTGAATATAATGCACTTATTCTTCTAATATATTGTATTATTTTCCCAATCATATTTGTTTCAGTTAATGTCTGATGGGAGATATCATATGAATCATATCTAATGCTCTTTATTTCTAATGGAGTTATTATGTTAGAATAATCTGTTTGTCTGGTTGTTAGACTTAACTTAAAATCGGAATGAAAAAAAGTAGTGTGATTTAAATCTTCGAAATTTTTAATTATTCTTTGTATTAAACTATTTTTGTTTAAATTGAAATAATCCTGTAATGATGCTAAACCCATCGCTTCTATGATCATAATGTCGGAATTTTCCGGATCTATATAAAGATATGGATTATCTAAAAAGAAAGACATATTTTCTGTGGTTCTTAATTCATTTACTAACATTGTATCTTCAACTATATCGACTTCTAATACGTAATCAATAATTAAATGATATATTATGTTCTTTAATATATAATTTCTACTCAAAAAATTATGTTCAAATTCTTCATTTAATTTATTATGAATTATATTTTTCTGATCTCTGGTTCCTAATTTATTGTATCTTCTACTTATTAATTTGATTTTATTGGAAAATCCCAATAATAGGTTTTCCATATCAGGGATTGTATTTTTTAATTCCTTGATCAATTGTGAATATTCTATCCCTGCACTATTATTAATATTTCTCCATAGTCGTTGAGGATATTTGAAAATTAATAAATCCTTTATTAGTGTGAATAATTCTTCATTTTTATATCTAGAATAATATACATCTTTATCTTTGATTGCTTTCAGGAATGGTTCCCAGAGTGATATATGGTCATATTTAATTCCTATAGTTAGATTATTTCTAGCACAATCCTGGTAATATTGTATTGATGCTTTTACCAATATTAATTCATTTGTTTGTTTCCATTGATCTTCACTTAATGATGGTACTAATGTAGAAACTGAGGTCATATTTTCTTCTGTGAGCCAATTTAAAGTTAATTGTCTAAATCGGTAAAAAGCAATTGGCGTTTGCCTTTTCAATTCAAATGGGATAACATTTATTGACTGTATAGTGTCTGTTATATAAGCACCAAATCCTCTTACATCGGTTATCACTTCAGTGATTTTCATATGATATTCCACTTTCCAAGGGGAAAAATCAGTATATTTTTGTAATAATGCAGCTGCTAATAAAAAACGATATCTAAGGTAATCATAATGTATGTTACTATCCTGTAATTCATATCTAGCTATGGTATAGTCGTTTAACTCTGCATAATATTTTACACTTGAATTTGGTAATGATCTAATTGTACAAGATTTATTAAATTTCATATTGGGTATCCTATGTAATATCTCTCCTCCAAGGACTATTGGAGAGTATGGTCTTAGATCATTATATTTTTTTTCCGTTAGTGTTGATAAAGATATATTACACAGTTTGATTACATTTAAATTGTCTATATCATTATCTGTGATTTCAAGTATTGTGGATTTAATCGCTATCCATTGTGTAACAGCCACGAGTTTTGCAGTCAATAGTTCAATTAAATTAGAGAACATCTTATTGTCATCTATGAATTCACCTTTATACATTGCAGCAGAACCAAACTGTGGCGGCTTATAGTTTTTATAACCTGAGGTGAAAGTTTGTCCTGTTGATCTTCTAATAGTTAAGATTGATCCATGAAAAGATTTTTCGAAGATCAAATGATCATATAATGGTTCTTCTATATTTACAAAATTTATATTCGGATATAATATCGATCGTTTATTTATTAAATATGTTAAGATGCATGAATCTTGGGTTATAAGTCCAAATGACTTTCCGGATGTTGAAAATAACTGTACTCTATTCATTAGTGCTCTTCTCATACATTGTAGTCTTATCTTGTCTAGTTGCTTAATTAATCTTAAAAAACCAGAGCTTGTTTCTACCTTATTTACAAGAAGATCAATGAGATTGTAAACAGAATTTTCATAATAAAATTCTGCCAATCGGCCATGATATGCCTTTTTTGTTAAGTTTAATATACAATCCTTGAATTGTTCTTCATAATCTTCATATTCTAATAATTGTTTTATTTCTGTATTTGTACACACCTTTCTCATAAATTCTTTGATTCTAGATTTTAAATATTCATCTACTGTATAGACGTATATATTTTTATTCCAATGTCTTGTTAATATATCTGTGTCTCTATGCTCTCGTTTATTATCTATATTGTGATTTAGACTTGAAGAGATTATATTGTATAAAATTTTAGTGTTTGTATTTATATATTTAATGCTTTGGTGCTGATAATAAATTTGTTTGAAGAATCCATCGCTGTGGCCTGATAATAAGTCTGTAATTAAGAAATTCACACCCGCTCCACCAAGAGACTTTGGGGATGTTAACATCATAAAAAAAATGTCTTTTAAGTAATCATCATCTATAAGTAATCTTACAATAATATCTTTTTTCTTGATTTGTATTCTGTTATATATACTATGATTAACCAACTCTTTAATATAAAAATTACTTGTTGCTTTGATCTGGTTTGTTTTAAATAATTTATCTAATCTGGTTATATCATTCTTTGCTTGTGATAATGTTTGTGAATATTCTGTTTCAGAGAATAAATTTATATCTTCGGGTTTTGGATATAGTAAAGATTGTAATAATGGTGGTAGATTATTTTTTTCCAACATATTTTCTTCTCTTGGCTTATCAAATAAAGCACAGAATCCTCTCATATTAGTTATACAAGTGTAATACCATTTGAAAAAACAACAGGTATAAACATGTTCTGTCATTTCTAATGCACTAGATGTAGTTGAACAAATTGCATCTGTTTCAAGTTCATCTGAATTGATCACAGCATTATTATATGCAGTTACTGCAAGCAATCTTTTTAAAGTGGAATCGGATCTTATCCCCCTGTAATAGTGTTGTCTTAACATTGTTACTCTTGTTTTTGATATTGTAGTCTGACTAATTTTACATAACATACCATATCTAAAGAAATGATTTTGAATTTTGTTAAAAGTTATTCCCAATCCTGTCTGGCTCATATCTGTCAAATTGATTATAATATTTACATCATCTGAGTAAATTGCTTTATCTTTTAAGTCAATCGAGGTTAAATCCTGTAATAATCCTGTGACAATTACTGTATGTAATGTCCATAATTGATTACACCAACCTTCAATGCCACCATATTGTCCTCTACTAATTAATACTTTATCAAGATATTCATCATAATGGTAAATTTCAGAACATCCGAATAGATTACATAAATTTCCCCAGTCAGTTTCTCCAAATAGTAAGCCTATCCATTCTATAAGTCTCATTGTGTTGTCCTCTTGCATACTTTGATTGTGACCTTCGATGTCTAATTGTAAAGAATAATTGGATGGATTCATTAACATCTGTGCCATCTTATGTATTTTAAGTTTCCTCTCTTTATCATCAATTGTCATTAATTCACCATTAAAATATTTCAATATTTTTTTCATTCTTAAAGTGTATCTAGATAAACTATGTTTATTTTTCATTTCTCCGTTCCCAAATAGTCTTCCTTCTATTTTCTGTTCTTTCTCCTTTGCAACTAGTCGAATTGGATATTTTTTAAATTCAGGCAAGTCTGTTGAGGTTGTTCTTATGACTTCAGGTATAGGTCTTTTTCTAAAATCTAAAAGATTTAATGGTCTTAAGTTATAATCTGTTTCTTTTAATACTTGGTATAATTCTTTCTCGGAATCGCCAGGTCCATATTGAATTATATTCTTCAGAGAACCTTTATCTTTAGCATGTTCCAATGGGCTGTCTGTTATTGTATTGTCAATACAATTATATGGTTGTAATTCTGTCCACCATAATAATGGTAATCCTAATAATCTGTTTAAATTGCCTAATTTATGACTTGTTTTTATCAATAATGTTTTTGTTGTTTCGTTTAAAAATGTTGGTATTGTTTTGTGTTTTTTAATGTAATTGATTATGAATTCCCTATTTGCATAGCCCATTATCTCGTCCATTGCACCATCTGCTATGATCCTTTTTGTATGGACACGTTTTAAAAATTTTTCTAGTCCTGCCTCTGGATCTATTTCTGCATAATGAACAAATTTATGTAAACTGCTTGCTTCTTGCAACTGATTCCCATCTAATTGAGAACAGATATACATTAATCTACATAAACTTGATTCTTTTGGATATTTATTTATCAATCCAAGAAATAAACAAAGTGGTAAATCTTTATCATATTTTTTCCCGTTTAATTCGAAATCTAATAATATTAATTCATCTATCATTGCTAAAATTGGTTGCCAATTTATAAGAGGTGAATCTCTCATATCTGATAGATTTAACATTAAGCCTTCATAGGTTTTCATAAATTGAGTTGATAGGTTATGATTGTAATCAGATCGCCCGAAATCTAATAGAAATAATCCTAATTCTTTTAACCAAGAATATTCATTTATTGCTATGATTAGTTCTAAATTATGTAATACTTCAATGTAAGTTATTGTATAATCAAGATAGCACATTGGTCCAAAGAAAATTTTATTTTCTTCGTGATGATATATATAAAAGAAACCTCCACTTAGACATAAGAGAAATTTCAGTGAATTTTCATATCTATATAATATATGTGTATTATCTTTCAGTTTGATATAAGTATTTTCATTTTTTATCTTTTTATAATTATATGGATCAGTGATATCCTTTTCTTGATCCAAGGCAGTTTGTGCTCTCAGATATTGTATTAGTAATAAATATTGAGGATACATGGGTAATTTCCCTTGTTGTCTGGTGAATTTATTTTTTTCTAAACTTGTTAATGAAAAATCAACATTCAGCCATTTTTCGGTACACTTGTGTATAGCCTGTGAAATAATGTTAGTTTCCATTCTATAATCTTTTTTGACTATTTTTTTTAAAAAAATCATAGAATCAGTTAAATTATTTTTATCTAAATCAAATAACGGGAATAAGATTTCCATATTATTCCTTATTTGTCGTAAATCTGATGCATGACTCTTTTGTGTTATTTTTAAATTATCCTCATTGTTCGTCTTTAAGAATTTTAGAAATTCTGGGGGGATATGTCTAAGAGGAGCAGTAATTCTCGCTGGGAAATTAGTGGCAAATCTTGTCGTGTTTGTCCTATATTTTGGAGCCGGTATTCTGATTAAGTCTTTAACAGTTGGAAGTTTATAATCAATCTTGTATTCTTCTAAATTCTTTGTTTTGAGATAATCGTCCAAATCAGAAGGGAAATTAGTTTTAAATTGAGATTTTATATAGTAGTCTTTGATATCCATTTAATTACTTTAATTTTGTTACCTTTAATTTAATTTTCTTTGATATTTACTATCTTGTATATTAGTTTAAATAGATTTTTT